CTCTATACCAAGTAGAACGCATCTGACCAAGGCCATAGTGTGATCCATTACGAGCCTTTGGATTCCATCTACTTTCTTTATGGATTAACCAGTTATAACATTGAAACTCTTGCCAATCTAATTTGTTATAAGCATAAAGCTTTAGATTCATATCAGCTTCTGATGATTGTATAGATATAGCCTGTAAGGCCAGTAGCATCAGCGAAAGGCAATAGGCTGTCCTAACCTTCGCTGAAGGGCCAGCTATGCGCCCGCGCTTTGGCGTTATGGTAATGCCTTTGTCAAATATCTTACGCATTGACTTACTCCTCATCTCACTATATGGACAAGTTTTATTAGTATTTACTAGAAATCAACTCCATCAGGCATATCCATATGATTATCTATATCTCTCCATATTGGGTATATGTCATCTTTCATTCTAACTCCCATATCTTCTTAAACTCTAACTGGCCTGATTGAAAGGCGTCTTTCAGCCTATCCCTGCCATCACTATGGAACTTAGTAACCAGATACGGCTCAGCTATTGTGCCTTCTAGCCATTCAACTCTTTCGCCATTTGGATCAATAACATCATCGCCATTGATATAGTGAAACTTATCTAATATCGCATCAATTGATGATTCTCTTACTGTCTCAACTATCTCGCTAGATATATTGCTTTTTACCCATTTAACGAACTCGCGCTCGTTCTTTATTACCCACTTAAACTTAGGCTTACTGGTAGTTACATAGGCGATTACATCATCACCATATTCAGCCTTAACTCTGTCTGCACCTATCTTGTCCATCTCTGTCTGTAAGGCCGCTCTAAGCCTATCCTTGGCCTTCTTAGCCTCATCAGCTATCAGACTTACTGCTGCCAGTTCTAGGCTCAGTTCTTTGATTCCCATTGCGCTCCCTTTCTTCTTGCCTTCTTAATCTGGTCTCAAGTGATGCCAGATTGATACCACAATCTTTGGCGATAAACTCCTTATCAAATCCCCATTCCATCAGCTGACGGATATATCTAATTGAATGGGGTTTGCTCACTTCTTCCCTGCCCATCCTTCTCCTTTGAATATTGCTGGCGTTGGATGCCATACGCGCCACATAGGCACATTGCAATTATCGCAGGTTACTTCATATTTCTGGACTATTGATGCAACTAACTCCCTTGATTTATCGCATTTGTCGCATCGATATTCATAAATTGGCATTGTATGGCCTTTCCAGTGTCTCGCCGCCAGTCCAGTAGCGTTCAGATATTGATTCAAGTCCAGCAGCTAATCTGCATATTCGACACTTAGCCGCTTTCATCTTCCATTTACCACATTGGTCGCACCGGACAATATCGTCCTCTTTGGCCGTTACGCGATCTGCTGGGTAGATGATTCTTTGCATAAAGCACCTTTGGCACTCGACTAGCCAGACTTCCTCAGGTGCTTCTGCAATATCTGTTGAATCGTATTTATGCAGCTCAATATGCGGTGTAACTAACTTGCAATTTGAGCAGATAAATGGATGAGCATCTTGCTTCATTTCTGAAAGACCCAATGCCCATCTGAACCAATACGCATCCACTTAGCAGGATGACCAGATTTAGGTGTTGGACAAACCCAACCTCTATACTCCTTGCCTTCCTTAGTGCCTTGCTTTAAGACCATTGGTCCATCGCCACCAGAGCAGAGCGGTATTTCATCAATTATCTCAGCACCGAATTCTTTAGTTATCTGTGCAACATCCCAGACAATTGGCTCAGGGTCATTAGGGCGTTGCTCTTTTATGAATTCCGCAAGAGCTGGCTTAGTCGTTTCAATTGCCTTCTTTGGGCCTTGTTTAGTCTTAGCGAAGTATCCAGCGAGGTTAAGTGCGCGTCCCAACGATCCAGTTTCCGCAAGCTCCAGTGCATATTGCTTGGATTTAGACTCACTGGATAAACCTGTAGTCCAAGGGTGTAAGTCAGCTTCAGTGCGATATAACTCAGTTTTAATGATATAGACATCACAATTAGCCACAAGCGACTCCGCCAAGATATGAGTCTTGATTCTATAATCTGGATAAGCATTTATAAACTCCTTTAATCGGTCTTGAACTGAAACATAATCATCAAGGTAATTCGACATTTAACTTCTCTCTCCCTGCGAAATCATTTATCGCATCGTCTAACTGTTCTTTTAATGAATAAAATGTGCCATCTGGCCAGTTTTGAACTTCATCGGCGCAAGGCTGGCAATAAAACCTAACCTGTGCTTTTCGAAGTGGTGTCTCGCTCTGGACTTTCCAAACTGCTGGAGTCATAGCTCTTAAATCCCAGCCGTTCTTATTTGCTCCCCAGCGATATTTGCAATAATCGCAGTATTGATTTTGATTATGATTGCGAGTCAGACTCAATGTCGTCCCAATCTTCTGGTGTAGAAAATCTGCATCGACCCAAGATAGCGGAGTATCCAATGAGATCGAGATACGAATCCTCGCGCTCTGGACTTTCCACCATTCTTGAGAGTTTTGTTGCAATAGCAATAATTGCCAAGTCAGATGGGTCTCTGAGCTGAATACCAAGTGCTCTCGCGATTTTGTAAATGCGTAAAAAATTGTGCCTCGGGTCTCCATACTCAATCCCTCGGTCGAATAAGGTAGCACCAGCTTCTTCAAGCCATTCACTTAACGATTTCTGTGTATCGGACACTTGACCTGCCTCTCTTATAGCCTTCATTAAAAGCTTTGGCTTTGGCTGAAGTAAATAAACTCCAGATATAAAGGCCGATAAATGGAACTCCAATGATTATTCCTGCAACTGCTTCATTAGATAAATTAGGCAACATCTGCGCTCACCCCATATTTATCAAGCCAGTATGCAGAGATTTCAGCCTTAGATAAACGGCCTCGCAGTTGCTTTTTACCCATCCGCTCTTTAGCGAATCGTCTGATTATTGATCCCTTAACCCAATTTGTCTCATCAGTCCAAGCACCAGCTTGCGAGTCAAATCGAATAAGAGCTACTTTATTTACCATTTTGCTCCCGTTCTGTAATCCCTAAATGGATTAACGGGCTAAATGTATTTGATTAAATCTATTTAGACTAGCAATAAGTCGGCGAGTCGTATATCTAAAAAGCCAGCAAGTCGCTCATTGGTGGCCTTATTGCCGAAGTCAGTAGTTATAGGCAACCGCTTCAAAGCCCATTCAGGCTCGGTTATAGCCCCTAAATCAAACTGATAGACCCCGTGAGGGGTTGAATTGATATAAAGGGTCTTAGCGCCCGTTCTAGCCCTTATATCGGCCAGATAATCCCACTTCTTCTTCTCAATCATTAAAGTATCGTAATGAGTCCTACGGCATTTGAGCTCAATATAGGAATTGTGGGTAATGCCATCTGCTCGGTCGGTCGCTGATAGGGGCGTCAAGTCTGGATAAAGCGACTTGAGAGCCTCAAAGAGCTCAACCTCTCGGAAGTAGATTAGTTGTCCTCTTCTCCATCTTCCCAACCAATTTTTCTCATTGGGTCATCGAGTGGCACTATCCAATCGGGATAAGAACTGCGATCCATAGCGAAGGCCAGCGAAGTGCCTTCATCCATTCCTGCTCTGCGACAGGCTTTATAAACTTCATTGGCAGCAATAGCCCAGAAATCAAGCTTTGTTAATGGGGTTTCTTTAGTAGTCCTGCGTCTCTTTGGACGCTTGACTGGCTTCTTACTTACGCGCTTTCGCGTTGCCATTTCTGACCCCTTTCGCTAGGGCCAATTCTAGCTGAGACTCCATTTTATCAAGGCGCGACACTATTGGAATATTCTCCAATTTGATTATGTAGCGAAGGCCAGCAATTAGTAGAGCAATAGATCCCAATACTGAAGCGACTAAAGTAGCCAATTCAGCCGCTGGCATTAACGGACTTTGCCGTAACGCTCATAGTTAGGGTTGAGCCAGTTGATGATGCTAGGCAAGACTGATACTAGAGCTGCATTTGCAATGGCAGCAGGGTCGAATCCCACCGCTAGATATGTCGCTAGTGCTGCTGCTAGGAACGCTTTCGCCCAGCTTTCGGCGGCTTTTTTTAGGTCTCTCATTAATCTCTCCTTCGAGTTGGAAATAACTGCCATCTTTGTCTCCCAAAGTTGTAAATGAAATATGGAAATGCGAGCGGTGAGGATTAGCGCCATTATATTTACGCCGCTTCCAACCGAGTATCGGACTCATTATCTTCCCATCAAAGATAATGTATTTAATTCTCTTATCGCCGTTCTTTGCTAACTTACGAATTTTCTCGACCAGCGCATAAGCTTCTTCCTTATGTGACGATAGTTCAGAATCTATATCTATAGCTCTAACGATTCCATCTCTTGGTATATGGTCAGAAGTGCCTTTAGAGAGGTGACGAGCATCAGCAA